CAAGTTTCTTTTTTAGATTCTATTGGTGTAATTGTATAGTCAAGTTGTCTTTTATGTTTAAAGAAATTAAGAAGTTCGTCTACGTTTAATATAAGTTCATCTCTTGTTTCTCTATTAATTACTCTGTATTGTGTTTTCATAATAAGTTTATTTAATTATTGTATAAGTATAAAAAGGTGTTTGTAGCTTACCCATTTCTAATAGTGTTTGTAATGCAGTACCCTCTTTCCAGTATCCCATTCCCTCAGTCAAATCTAAAAATAACTCTACTGGTAGTGATATTGTTCTTTGGCTACGACTGTCCTTAGGTGTTCCTATAATCTTATGATTTAAGTGCTTATACTCTTTAGCTAACCGTTTGTGTTCTTCAAGTGGCTCGTGATGAGTGATTGAAATGTTTGTTCCTTTAATTTTCATTGTTTTTGCTTTTAATTATAGCATAAATATACAATAAAATAACTAATTAATTAACTAATTAATTAAAAAAGTTATTAACAATTAAGATTTAAGAAATGCTTAACTAATTGATTATAAAGGCATTAAGAGGTTTAGTGGTGTTTTACCACTATTTAAAATAACAGCACATCCGACTGCTGGTCTTTTTCCATATTTGGCATAAGCCATAGCATATGATTTATGGTTGATGCCGCAACCAACTTGAGTTCCGAAAACTCTAAAATTCTTTCCAACATAATGTTCGGTATAACATTGTGTATGAAGATGACCTTGTACTGTATTCATCATATCTGCTCTGCATTTAGTTCTCGCAGTACCTCCTTCTCCATGTATATATTGAACATCATCTTTTTCATATCTTTCTACAAATTCCCAATTAGGGACTTCCAATACTTCTTTGTATGATTTAATCCATTTACTTGGTATAGCACTTGTTTGTGCTTTCCTCATAATAATCCTATCGTGATTGCCGATAATTACTGTAGCTACAGGAAAAGCCTTATACCATCTTGATATTCGCTTTATAGCTAATTCGAGTTCATCTAAGCCACCCATACCATCTGCTGAAGTTTCGTGGTAGCTGCTATAATGGTTATCTATTATATCGCCTATAAACACCACTTCTGTGCAATTATATGCGTGATATTGTTCTACACACCAATCAAGATAAGAATCCAAGCAGAAAGGTTCGTGCAAGTCTCCTATTACTAATACATTACTTATTTCTTGCTCTCTTAGTTTCTGAAGGATTTTTATCTCGTGTGGTTTTAATCTATATCTATTATTTCTTTCCACTATCAGCTAATCCTTGTGCACCTGTTAAACCTACTAATGCCCAAAACATTTCACTAACATGAACTTCATCTACATCTAAACTTCTTGCTATAAAAGGCACTACTATGGCTGCTATAGTATACCAAACTTTTTTTGATTTTAACATTGTTAAGATTAAATAATTTTTCATTTTTATTGTTTTAATTAATTACTATATGTCCATAAGACATTTTTATCCTTACTTCTATCCATATCCACGTGAACAAATCCTCTATTAAAATCTATTCCAATTCTATTGAAACCAACTTGAAATAAAGAATTTATTATTAAAAACCTATTTCTAGAACCTTTAGGTAAATATATATCGGCAGCTAATCCAAATAAATGGCTAGAATTTATACGTCCACCAACAAATAAATTATGTTCTATTGTTCTATAACCACTTAATATTTTAAATGGAACACCTGCTTTTTCTCTAGCTTCATCTAATAGATTAAGAAATACATTATCCATTTTTTGTCCACTATCTTTTAAATCAGGACTATCAAATTCAGATATTTTAAAATGCTTCAAAATTTATGTATTAAATACTGCGTAAATTTTTACTCCTTTTATGTTTTTTATAAGTTCTTTGTGTGTTTTCTTTACTTCTTCTTTTTTGAAGTATTTAGGATTTTTGCTATTTAGCTTTCTTTTTTTCATTGTACTTTTTCTTTTGACTATACCATTTATCTATAGTATATAATATAGATATTACAAGCAAGATTATTTTTAACGCTAGTTCTAAATTACTGAACGTTGTTACGCTTAGGACTGTTCCATTTACTGCGGCAACTTCTAGTGTGTCCTGTACTGTTTTTTGTATTGGCATTTGTCAAGTATGATTTTAATTTTGTTTTATTTACTTCTTTTACTTTATAATGTTTTTTCATTAATTATATGTTGTATCTAAAAAATCTCGTATAGTTATTCTTGTATCTTGCATATAGCTTTTTTCTAAATTCATTCCTTGATAATATGGATTAGTATCAGGGTTAACATCACTACCACTATTTGTACTGTATTCTGGGTATAAATGACTATTATTACACAAGTAATCTACCAATCTTTCGGCATAAAATTGAGCAGTGTTACTAACTTCTGAACGTAAATCTTGTGCTTCTGCTCTAGTCAATGGAGTTGAATTTTCTGATGTTTTACTAACTACGTTATTGTTTTGAACCTTATATCTAAGGAAAGGCAAAACTTCGTAAAAAGCAAAGTGAACTAACATATCAGCTACATAATCATCTAACAGTAATTTATAATTAGCATTAGCAGGATTGCTTATTGTTCCACCACTAATCATTCCTTGTATAGCTACAAACAAGTTGGTTCCTAGCTTCGTTTCTACATATTTTTTTTGTGCGATTTTTACATAAGGAAGCAAGAAATCTACATCTACATTCATATTGATTGCAGTAGAATTTTTGAGTTTATCTTCGCTTATAAAGAGTACATATCCTGCCATTTTATCTTGGTTTTAAATATCCATTATTTTTCATTCTCTTTGGTGGTCTAGCAACTAAGTTGTCATTTTTTTGAGCAGTAAATCCTTCAGACTTAGCTTTAGTATATCCTATATTTTTATCATCTTGTATTTTATCAGGATAATAAACATAGTTTTCATCTGTCTTTGGTGCTTTATACACTTGACGAAGCCAAAAATGTTCGCATTGAGGTCCGCCTTTGTATTTCCAGATTGAGTATGTTGCAGCACCATTTTTTCCAAAACCTTTATTTACAGGCATAGAACCCATTTTAATAATATCTTCTTTACGATATATTTTTTTAGCAGACATCATTTTTCTACAAAATTCTCTACGAGTTCCTGATTTATTATCTAAAAAATTATCGTGAGTATAAACATATCTTACTTTGTAAAAAGCAGTTTTAGATTTATTTAAACCATCTTGACTACTCCTAGCATTTGGTGTTGCTCTACCTGTTGATGTTAATTCAGTATTATGAATCTTATTTAATTCTTTTTCATAATTAAAATCTTGATGTTCTCCATCTACAACTTCTTCAGATATTAATTCCCAATCTTCAGGAATATCTTCCATAGTTTCTAAAAAAGAATCTAACTCTGTTTTTTCTAAGTTAAGCATTTGGTCGTGTGATTCACAAGCCATATAAACTGTCTTACCTTCTAGTTCATGTTCGTGATAACCACTACAACCAATTTCTTTAGCATGCTGTTTTGCTTCTTCTATAGTATCAAAAACAGGTTTTCCATCTATCATTCCTACTTTGCTTAAATCTTCTTCTACTATTTCTTCAGTTTCTAATGGTTCCAATCCTAATTCTTCTCTAATTTCATCTTGTGTCATTACAGACTTCATATCTTCTACACTAAATTTAGATGTAATAGGTTTTGTTTGAACAAAAGATATAGGTAAATCCATATTATTTACTTTAAATATTTTTACTAAAGTTTGTATAATATGTGTTTGAAATGGCTTAATAACTGTGTTATAATAAAAATCAGCAGCATTTAATAATTCTTCTGCATTATTTCCTAATCCTGTATCTGATTTGATTCCCATAAGCATAGGACTTGTAACTCTATGTCCTGTTAATATGTTTTGGACGAGTAGTTCTTGCAAAGCCAAATACTGTTTATCGGCGTTGCTTACTGATATAGGAAATATTTCAGGTGTTCTTGTTTTATCGTCTGAAAATGTGAGTACGAACTTACCACTGTTACTAGCTGATGTGAATTTATCTGTTAAACTACGTTCTATAGCTAAGCGTTCTTCTTGAGTTGGAACCCCATTACTAAAATTAACCATATAAGAACCGCTGAAACCATTTGATATGTTGTTAAGATGGAATTCAGCTACTCTTTGGTCTACCAATGCCCAATTATTTGCAGCTATATAATCTGGAGTATGGTATATATCCATATTAGGACTATATAATCCTGTATATAATAACTGACTTGGACTAGTTCTATCATTTAGATTAAATGCTGATATTCTTGTAGGTTTGTTCTGTCTAGTATTACCCCAATCTGCTGAAACATAATAACTATCAACAACTCCCATAGCATTAGGTTTTCCTGCTCGTACCCTTTCTACTGGAATATGATACAATTCTACAATTTCTGTCTTAGCCTTATTCCATATAAGATGTAAAGCAAAAGCTCCTTGTAATTTAAAGTCAAATGATATTTTTTTAATTACTTCGTGTAAAGTTTCTTTACCATTTGCGTGAAAGAAAAAGTTTTTTAGTTTAACTAATCTATCTAAATTTTCTCTTTGTGCTTCTTCTTCATCATCAATAACAATATTATCTCCTGCAATCATTTCACTTGTAGCATTGATAATTGCCGCATGTGTGGAACTGTTGTAGTAAAGGTCAATTAAGAACTGTGGATAAAGGTTTCTCCATTCCTCTGTACCATATTCTATATAATCCCTTCCCCTAACTTCTTCAATTATAGGGCTAGTTGCACTTGATAAATCTACACTTAGTATATTTTCCATAATTTAATTTTATTCTTGTTCAGGTGTCCAATCAGAACCTCTTACTATTGCTAATATTTCCTCGTGAGTATATTGGTCTAACCCCTCTAAAAAAGAGGGAGTTTCGCCCATAAATTTAGCAATAAATAATGTACCATCTAATGACTTTCTTACAGTTGCAGGAGAATCCTCTACTATTTGTGAAAAATCACATACAGGGTTTCCTTCTGCATCTACTTCAGTCAATAAACTTGTGTTTGGTGTTGTATATATCATAATTTTAATTGTTTGGAGTGTCCTCTATAATATCTGAAGCACTCATATTTGTCATTGTTCCGTAATTGTTTTCTGTAAATAAAGATATTGTTACAGGTAATCCTGTTGTCTTAGCATAAGTTTCTGCTTGTGTTTGTTTTTCTAACTGTGCGCCCCAAATATAAACACTTGAACCAACTGACAAGTCAAATAAATTTGCTGCATCTAAAACCCAACTTGTAGATAGTATGTTTGCGGTAACAGAAACTCTTATCCAACCATCTGATAGTTGAGTTATATTGCTTGATATAATATTTGCACCTGAATTTACCAATGTATTTGTAGTTAAATCTACAGTGCAGTTAGCCGTATTACCACCCGCATCAAGTCTAATTAACACACTATCTCCGTCTAAGTTCTTATAGAACGAAGTAAAAGTATGTACTCCTGTTGAAGGATATATACTCAACTCAAATAATCTTGGTGCGCTGCTTGTTGGTTTGGTTAATTTGTATGCATTTAAAGTACCATCAGGAGAGATAATAGAGTTTGGAGTTGCAGTTATATTGCTCTTTTGCCAAGCCGATTGACTAAAATCTTCACTATAAGTAATTAAGTTAGTAGTAAATGATTTTCTTACTGCTGCTATACCATCTGACTTTATGTATGCAGTAGCTTGTGATTGTGCTTCAGTTTGTGCACCCCACAATAATACCTCGCTAAGAGTTCCACTACCTCTAAAATCTATAGCATAAAATATAGTTGCAACATTAGTAGTTGTATTAACTTCAAATCTTTGCCAATCTTCTGTTAAATTGAAAATATTGTTTGTATTAGCGTTGTGTGATGTTAATTGAGCAGTTCCTGTTCCACTAACAGTTCTTGCATATATTGTTCTAGCTTGGTCTGCTGCCGAAACACCACTATAATATAAAAGACCATTAGGAGCTCCATTATCACTAACTTTATAAGCAGTATTACTGCCATCAGGTGCAGTAAACCCACTTGTTATACTGCAATCTGTTGCAGTCCATTGACTAAAATCTTCACTATAAGGTAAAAGATTAGTAGTAGGTATATGTGCAAGATTAGGACTTGTTTGGTCTTGTATGATAGGATAACCATCTAATATACCATCTCCCATTCTATAGTAGTTTCTAATCTTTGTTAATGGAAATTGGTTAGTGATATTACCCTCAACCATATTTGTCATAGTGGCTGGGTTTCCTTGTACTTCTTTTATTGATACATTGTCTATTGAACCTATAAAATCAGAATTTGCAGTAAAAGTTATTAATGCTGATGTGTCTGCTGATACAACATAAATAACATACATCTTATTTTCACTTACGCTAGTAAACTCTTGACCACCTGTACCTTGTACTGTAGCACTTATTGAACCTGAATTACAATTTGACAATTCAAATGAAAACTTGACAACTTTGTTTTGAATACCACTAATAGAGCTTGATGTAACTATAGTAGAATTACCTGACTGTGTTCCATCACAGTTAGCACTACCCCCTGATATTGTCCACCCTGTACCTTTAGTCCAATCTGAATCAGTTGCAAAATCTCCATTAACTACTAATTCAGAACCTAGTGTAGGATTAGTTTGGTCATAGATAACAGGGTACTCATCATTAGTACCATCTCCCATCTTCCAATATCCTTGTAATCCTGTGTTTACTTCTGCTATAGTAATACTTTCTAGTTCTAAAACTCCTGTATCATTACCTCCTGATTGTAAAGCAAAACCATCTCCACTAAAAGTTCTTTGTATAGTGTGTGTACCTACTGTTGATGTTATTGTTTCAGAATTACCACCACCATATTCTCTTAATTGTAAAGAAGCATTACTTGATGTTTTAATTACATAAGTAATATTAAAAGTTCCTGTTCCAACATTTTGTCTTGCTCTTGAGTAAGTTCCTGTAGAAAAACCAAATTTTAATAGACCATCTTCTATTACAGGAATATTTGAACCTGTTAAATCCCAACCTGTACTGCTATCAAAATTATTACTTTGTACTATATTAGCATAAGGACTACCATTCTCAATATCACTAGATGTTTGGTTTGTCATTATTGCAGGGTTGCCACCTACTTCTTTTACTGATATGTTAGTTACAGAACCATTAAAATTATTAAAACCCATAAGATATAGTCTAACTCCATTTGAAGTTATATAGTCTGTATATGTTCCATTAGCAGTAACAGTTATACCTGCTTGTGTTTGTGCTCTAATACCAAAAAGTCCACTTTGGTAATCTTTTACTTCGTAACTTATTTTATATGTTTTTCCTGATGTTAATATTTCTTGATATGTTGCATAATTAGCACCATTTACTGATTCTATCTTATTAGCCCCTAAACTCCAACCATTACCTATAGTCCAAACTGAAGCAGGATTAGCACAAGAAAAATCTCCACAAGTAACTAACTCACTACTTAAAGTAGCATTTGTTTGGTCAGCAATCAATGGATATTCATCTAGTGTACCACTACCCATTCTCCAATAACCTACTAAGTTAGATGAAGA